ATCTTGATCTTGCCAAGCTCTTTCTTCACATCAGCTTGAGATACGCCAGCGCCTTGTGCTTTCTCGTCACGAGCCTTAAAACCAAACTCTAAACCACGCTCAATAAACTCATAATCCTCACGTGATACGCCCACGTCCCGAGCTTCTTGTTCAAGATCACGGACTACTTTCATACCCTGCTTGGTTACATCAACCTTTTTAACGCCTGTTTTTAACGGCTTTTTACGTTCTGTGCGTCCTGGCTTAGCGGCAATAGTTTCTGCGCCACGTCCGGCTTGACGATCTAATACGGCGGTGAGTTCTTTAGACTCAACAATTTGACTTGTACCAAGGCGTGCGGCAATAGCTTTCTTGTCTGCAATACGTTCTGCGGCACCAGCCTGCGCCCTAGCTTTGGCTTCAGCACGCTTTTCTTCGGCTGTTTTAGGTGTTTCTTTAACTGTAACTTTCTTTTGTAGAATGTCTTCTTTGGTGCCTTTGACTTTAGCGCGTGTCTCCACAATCTCTTGCCGAGTGACTGGCAACGCTTCTTTAAACTCAAGGGCTTGCTGTTCGGCGGCGCGCTTTTCTTTTAGCTGGCGCTCTTGCTGTGCTCTAATGGCGGCTTCTGTTTTACCAATTTCAGCACGTGCAGCGGCAATAGCCTGCTTGCTCTTAGCTTCAGGTGTCTTAGCGTAGGCTTTTTCCAAACGCTCTAGTAGGGCCTGCTCACGCTCTAAGTTAGCATTTTTAAGTTCATTAGCCCTAGCGTGCAACTCGTCAATCTGTTTGTTGCGGCTTTCAACGGTATCGTCAATTTCTTGAATAGCGTTCTTAATAATGCTTTTGTTTTCTTTACGAGCGGTTTTTAGTTCTTTAACTAAACGACCACGCTCTTGCCACATACGGGTAGCCTGCCCACGTAAGTCGCTAATAATAGTGTCTTTTTTAAGGATGTCTTGTATAAGATCGCGCTGCTCTGCAATCTGTTTGGTTAACTCTTGTGCAGTCTCAGCGGCTTTAGCTTCGGCGCGTGCCTTGGCTTTATCTGCTCTTTCTTTAGCTTCTGCAATAGCACGATTAGCGGCTTCTTTAGCCTGCTTAAACCGGTTGGCTTGAATACCTACAAAGCGCTGGAAGTTAGCAGGGGTAGCACGCACTTCAGCAATAGGCTCAAGGTCTTTAGCCGCAAACAAATCTTTTTGGTCAACGTTTACGCCCGGCAGTTCGACTTGTTCTTTCTTAGCCTTTTCTGCTTCTATACGGTCATCTTCTTTCTTAAGCGCATCAATCTCTTTGCGCAGCTGTGCAATGCGCTTAGGGTCAGGCTCTTTCTTTGCCATCTCGTTGCGCAGCATAGCCAGTGGATCACGCTCTTGTTTCAGTACAGGCGAAGTCTTTTGCAGTTTGCTTGGGCCTTTGAACAGGCTGACTTTGGCTTTATCAAGCGCGGTCTTAAGAATCTTTAGGTTGCCGTCACGTACCTTCTCAGCCAAATACGTAGGGTCTTGTGCCAAGTAATCAAAGCGACTCTTAACGGTAGTCGCTAGTTTTAACGCTTCATCGTTTGTCAGAGGTTGCTGTTTATTTAGGGCACGTACGGCGTTAACTTCTTTGATAGCGGCAGTAGTATATGCACCGCCAGCGGCACGGATGCGCTCTTCAATCGTGGACTTTAATGACGAAGCTACGTCTACGTTTCGGCTGTTAATGTAATCGCCCGACAGAATAGTTCTTACGCCTTCAACCGCCTCAAGCAGGGCATCTTTTTGTTCTTGGTTGGCTTCGGCTTCTACGTTCTCAGGCTGTGCTTGTGCACGTGCTGTTTGTGCTTCAGCGTATCTCTTTTGCAATGCAGCAATATTGGTACGGATGGCATTTACTTCTTCATCCGTTGTTACGCTAGCAAACTTAGCGGCTTCTTCGTCAATAGCCCGCTTGATGCGCTGCAACCGCACAATACCTTCTTCTTGCTCAGCACCAGTAGGAGCGCCAGCTTTAGCTACGGCTTGATCTTTCTCTTGCCCAACTTGTTGCAGAGTATCGATAAGACGGTTAATAATGCGCTCGTCTGCACCAGCAGCGTAGGCATCTTCTAACTCTTGCAAACCTTTTTGGTAACGGTTAATGGCTTCTTCGTTGAGAACTTCTTTCTTGCCTTCTGTCTGCACTTGAGCAAACAGATCAGTCTGTTCTTGGGCGCGTTGTTCTTTTTCCCGCTCTTTTAACTGCCGATCTTCAGCCTGTAACTTAGCCGGGTCAAACATGTCTAGTTGCGCCGCTGCCGGAGCAACTTCTGCAAGACGCGTTTCTATTTCATTTAGCTTGGTGGTTACGTTAGCCGCTTTCTTAGCATCATAAGATGGGCCAGTCATGCCTTGCAGCTGCTTAATTAAATTCTTCTGCTCGCCACGTAGCTTAGCCATCTCCATCTCAGGAGATAAGTCAACGGGTAATACCTTTAACGCTTCGGTTGTTTTCTTGATGCTGTCTTCAAGAGCCCTAGCTTGCGTATCTAACGCGCCAAACTGTTTAAAGTCGCCTGCTTCAGCGGCAGCATCACGCTGCTTCTCAATGTCTAGCAACTGCTTGTCAAACGTGTCGGCTTCTTTTAAGAGACGGCTACGCTCAGATACTTGGGTTTCTTGTTGTGCAGCGGCTTGTTCTTCACGTTCCGCTACAGTTAATGTGCTTGGTGCGCCGGGTAGAGCGCTTACTTCTTCTGCTGTTGGAACAGCTTCGCCAAACAACTGACCTGTTTCTTGCTGCGCTGCACCCAGTGCACGCGCTTCTTCTGCCATGTCTTCTTGCTCTTTAAGCACACGGGCTTCTTCTTGAGCAACACGACGTTCTTCTTGTTTCTGTTCTTCTATCTGACCACGAGCACCTGACTTGCTTACAAAGCGACCAGCACCGCCAATGGGTGACAATAAGCCAGCTTGGTAGGCAACTTCACCGTATTCTTTGAGTGCATCAGGGGACGTTATGTCCAGCCCTGCTTGGTACCGCTCAAGCATTTGCTGGGTAATCTCAGTCGGAATCTCTGCCGCAGCGCCAACAGCCAAACCTTTACCAAGTGTCTTAGCAAACGATTCTTTAGCTAGCTTTTCTGCGGCTTCTGTACCGCCACGCATGAGCAGTTGCTCTACTTCTTTGCCTAGGAATTTACCGGCAATCTTGCCGCCTAGGGGGATAAAGGTAGCGGCTACATCAAGAGGGGCTTGAATGGCGGCAGCACCAGCTGCAGAACTACGACTAATATCTAGGGGTTGTCCTGTAGCCTGTTGTTCAGCCGCCTGCCGTTGGATGTTAGAGCCAAAAAGCTGTAGTGCAGAAGGGGCAAGAGCGCCACCGATAGCACCGATACCCGTACCAACGGGGCCAAATACAGAACCCGCAGTAGCACCCAGCTTAGCACTACCAAGAGTTGCCGCAATGTTAGGCGCTTGTTCAGCAATAGCTAGGGGAATTTGACGACCTACTTCGCCAATGGCGCCAGTAAGACCTTGTTTTGCGTAAACTTCTTTGAGTCTGTCTAGACCGATCTGATCGGCATACTTGCCAGCACGGGCTTCTTCACGTTCTAAACCTTTGCGTGCGGCTTCTTCAGGGGAGAAAATAGCTTCTGCGCCTGTGCGCAACGAGCCAATAAAGGATTCAGTACCACTACCTAACGCAGCGCCAATACCCTTTTTAGGGGCGGGCATATCGCCCATTGATAGAAGCTTTAACCCCGCATCCGACATAGCCCCTAAGTTGTTATTGCTGAGTGCAATAAGATCGTCGTCTGAGAGTTTGCTCAAATCCATACTTCTGACTTCCTATTAGGGGTCGGGTTAAATTATTGTTTGCTTCTGCGTTCCATTTCAGCTCGTGCAGCTGCGGCTAGATCGAGGCCGGGTGCTCCCATTGTACTATCACTTAAAGAAGCGTAGTAGCTTTGAAAATTAGGATACTGTTTTTGGAACTTCCTTCCAGTAAGTGGGTCTTTAAGCATATCGTTGTACGCTCTTAGTGCTGCATCTGGAGTAAGCGTTTTAGTTTTACCCCCTATAGCATCGGCACGTTGACCATATACATTGAGCATGCCCTGCTGATACTTAGCAAGATCGTTCTGCGCTTTAGCCTGATTAGCCAACTGGGTATATTGAAGCGCCAGCGCGGTATCACCTTTTTCAGCGGCTTCACGGGCTTTAGCCACATTCAAGTCGTAGTCGTCAGCAGAAGACTCAAGCGCACGCGCTTCTCTGCGGGTAGATGCAGCAGTGGAAGCTACCATTGGAAGACCCTTAGCGGCAGCTTGAGCAAGATTTGGGCTACCCATTACTGCGGCAGCTAAATTCATTAACGCCTCACCACCACCTTGTTTCTTAATTTCAGCCAAACCAGCACGGCGTTTCTCGCCAAGACCTTCTAACTTAGCTAAGTACTCTTCTGAGCGCTTGCCTTGCAGGCTTTCAAACGATGGAATGGAATACGGCTGTGCGCTGGGAACAGTGCCAACACCAGTAATAGGCGCTTTTGGAACCGCTGGGACAGCGGGTGCTGCTGCAGTAGAACCTTTACCTGTGACAGGAGGCGCAGCTACCGCAACGGGGGCTACTAAACTGGGGTCATCCTTAACCATCTTAGCAGCAGCTTCTGGCGATGCGTCTTTTAAGAACTGATAACGCTCTCTGTCTTCACGGGCTTTACGCTCTGCTTTAAGGGCGTCGACACGGAGTTTATCTTCAGCCATACCAGTTGCGTCTAAACCGCTTAAATACGCAAGCGGGTCTTCTTCAACCAAATCGCCTGCAGCAAAAGCAACAATACCACCGCCAGCCATATCAACCGTACCCATGTTAGGTGCGGGAATAGCGGCAATACCACTCATATCAGTAGCTTCTTGCGCCATCTGTTCTTGCGCATCTTCGGCCAGCATCTTGTCTTTAATGCTAGGCTGTTTACCTTGCGCCATTGCTTGAGCGCCTTGCACCGCATTACGTAGGCTTTTACGCCCCATAGCTTCAGTCATGGCAACGTATTGTGGAACGTCCATGCTTTTACCGCTAAGAATGTCAGCTAGTTGAGAGTCGCTCATCATACGCGCTCTTTCTAAAATCTGTTGCATGCTTCCTGACGACATGCCCCTAGGAGCCTGTGCAGGTTGAGCTAACGCAGCTAAGCCAGCTTGTGGCTGGCCCTTCATTCCGGGGTTCATTGCTGGTGTCATATCTATTCCTTAACCGAACGCTTTGACGGCGCCTAATGCGCCAAGACCAAGACCAAGACTTTGTTGTGCTATACCGGGCTGTGCTTGGTACTGCTGCGTTGTAGATTGTTGTAGTGGTAAGCCACGTAACATCGCATTTAACTGAGCCAACTGCATCATCGGGTACTGCTGAGCCGTAGCGTAATCTTGAATAGCCTGATTAATTTTCTGTTGCTCAAGAGCTTGTTGCTGACCACCCAATTGCGACTGTAATCCAATAATATCTTTTTGCGTTCCAAACTCTGCGCCGCCTAACTGACCCAAAGCGCCAGCTGCTTGAGTTGCCTGACCCAAACCTTGTAGGCCATACTGCCCTGCTTGAGTAGCACCTTGAACGCCTTGTAAGCCATACCCTGCACCTTGCATACCCTGCGCTGTTCCAGCCAAACCTAATTGCCCTGCAGCTTGCTGTGCGCCAACGCCTTGTAAGCCTGTCTGAGCACCTTGAATGCCTTGACCAAGAAACTGACCAGCTTGACCTAAACCTTGCATTCTGCCTTGTTGACCTTGGAGTGCTGTACCTAGTCCGGATAAGCCGACACCAGCGCCTTGCATACCTAAGCCAAGACCACCATAGCCAGCTTGTAAACCTTGAAGCCCTAACTGCGCGCCAAACTGTTGTTGTCTTTGCGCATCTTCAAAGGCTTTTTGTGTACCAGTAGCTTGAATACCTTGAAGCTGCGTGTTTAAGTTGCGCTGTGCTTCAGCATCTACAATGGCTTGACGGCTACCACCAAAAGCGCCTTTAGCAACTGCTTCGGCTTGACGCATTGGTTGTGCTATTTGAAAATCACGAAGTGCCGATTGTTTTTGGAAGTCCACCACATTCTGCATGTAAGGCGACATATACGCTTGAGTGGCGTACGGATCAGTAGCTTGACGGGCAAACTGTTCACCTGCACCGAAACCTTGTTCAGCCGCCATGGCACCACGACCACCATAACCAGCACCTAAAGCGCCGTAGCCAAGACCGCCCATACCAATGTCGGCAGCTTCTTGACCAAACGCTTGTGCTGTAGGGGCTAAACCAGCAGCTTGTGCACCAAAACCCGCACCCATACCACCGTACATACCAGCCTGTCTACCAGTTTGCTGCGCACGCTGTAAAGCTTGTTGAGCGCCGATGTCGCCGTACATTTGACCGGCTGCGCCGTAGCCTAATGCTTCGTTGCCCAAAAACTGTGATTGCCCTTGTGCGCCCAACGCTTCAACACCGGCAGTGCCCGCTAAACCAGAAGCCAAACCGAATTGGCCGGGAGTCTGCATGTTATACGCGGATTGTTGCGCTTGTTGTTGTAAAGGTGAAAAGCCGGCAAAGTAATTGTTTACATCTGAACTGTAGGGCTGATACGGACGAAACGACGTCATGTCATCGTTATAAATCTGCGTTTGCGCAGACTGAAGCATGTTCTCTACATAAGGACGCGCGTACTCAGGAACGTTTGAAGAATAGGTTGTGTTTGTTTGAGGACCCGGAGAGCCGCCACCACCTGAACCACCTTCAAGCGTCATACCTCCACCGCCAAAACCACGACCTAAGCGTGGAGAAAATGCCCGTTCGGGCAGCATTGAATCTAGGGTATATCTCATAGTTTTGCCTCTACAATTCTGTAGCGTTCTTTAAATCCGTACCGTGTCCAAAGCCGGGCGATGGCTTCTCGTGCAGCACCTTGTATTTTAGTTGCGCCATAGCTTTTTAACAATGCCGAAAACTGTTTATATGTGTCTTGGTTACTAATTAATTTACCGCCAATTGCAACTACAAACGCCACTCGGTCGTTCGGCATATTAAAAAAGTTTACTGCCGCCGCACCTTGAATTGCATTTTCCTCATCTACTGCTACTACCAACAGCCAATCACCTCTAGCTAAATAACTTTTAGCCTGCTCAGCGGTGTAGTCATCTTCACCCCATTTTAGAGCTTCACTTAAAAACCCTTCAACCAACGGCCATGTTTGGTGAAAGTGCGCAACAGAAACGTGCTGAATAGTTAAGTTCATTAACCCCCACCATAACCGTAATAAGATTGCTGCTGCGCTGCGGCTTCTTGATCCTCTCTCATTCTAGCTAATTCGGCTTCCGCCGCTTCTTTTTGCTGCAAAATTACGCTTTTAGCCACCCTGCTTAGATTTTGCTGAGCATTTGTCATGTCTGGACGGTAATTTAAAGCTGGGCTTCTGTACTGCGGCATGTTCATTGGCATCGGAGCGCGTTGTTGCATTTGAAACGGGCTTTGGTACCTAGACATCATTTGCGACATCAACCCTTGTAGTCCTTGAGCATTTTGTGGGGCTCGTGGTGCTTGCGGTGCCATTTGCTGTGGCAACCCTTGTATAACAGGCTGTGCAGTCTGTTGGCTACTAAATGCTGGGTTGTATGTTGCGCGTGTTTGCGCTGGTGTGTATTGAGCACCACTTTGTGCAGATTCTGGAGCTTTTCCGCCCATACGCATCCCGCTATTAACTAGCGCTTGACCAAAACCTCCTGATGCACCGCCCATACCCTACTCCTTAAGCTGGTAAAAAACGAGATGTGTTTACCGCAGGCGCTTGCTTCTTCTTGCCCGTACGTGCTTTGCGAACCTTATCCATCATGGCATAAAGGCGCTTTGCGCCAGCATCCGTAGAACCGTTACCTAAATGAGAGACCACATCAGCAGGAACCACGAATTCCCCGTCAGCCAGTCGGGCAGGCTGTTTGTTAGCAATAACCCCAGGAATAGAATCAGACATCCCATCACCAGGCCCTTTAAGCATTCTGCCGCCATCTGAGTACCCTCCTAAGTCAGCAATACCCCCTCTAGCAAACGTTCTTTGAGCGCCTGCATCTAATACTTCCATACTAGTTGGGCGTTGTGTAGGTAGGGCGTACTGATTCTTATCAATCATACCTTGAGGGTATAAACCACCTTGTGGATTAATGGCTGTATTCATCTGGCTCATGCGCTCAACAGGTCCGCCACTAACGTAAGCCGCCATCAAACCGCCTTCAGCCGCATAAACAGGATACTGCGCCCTGTAATATGGATTTGGTCGAATCGGCTCCTGCGCTCTAAAATTAGGGGAAATACGCTTCAAAGAACCGCTGTAGTCTTCTTCTTCCGGACCACCTACTGTATTTGGTGGCGCATTAAGCCCCGCAACTAAGCCAGCGCCGAGAGTCGAATATCCTGCTTTTTCCCAAGGACTTTGTTTGTCCCACCATTTACCTATGTCGGTTGTGCTTGTAGACTGTGGCGTTTGTGGACCTACTTGTGTGGGTGCCGCAGCTAAACCTTGACCGGGAAGCTGATACGCACCTTCAGCAAACACACCTTGCTGTGCTGCCAGACGATCTAAACCTGCTATATCCGCAGAAGTCATTTGCCCTGCTTGTGCGGGGGTAATTTGAGGTATTTGAGGTACCGTTGTGGGGGCAGCAGCTGCACCAGCCAGAGGGTCAATTGCCATACCTGTAGCAGGATTTACATTAATAGCTTGCGTGCCAACCTGAGTAGCTTGAGCTACCGGGGCGTTTGCTGCAGCTGCACTTGTTCCAGCGGTTTGACTTACAGCCCCCGCAGCGTCAGTTCCAGGAACAGGGGCAGCACCGCCTAAAGCACTACTAATACCGCCGCCAACAGCACCAGTTAAACCGCCCATAAGAGCAGCTTGACCTACATCACCGCCTTGAATAGCCGCAGAACCACCGCCAATAAGAGCGCCGGAACCAGCACCTGCAAGTATTGCGGCGGAAGTTGGACCCATACCGGCACCAACTAACATAGGTGCAGCAGCGCCAGCAGTGAAGTAAATGGCTGCGCCAGCGGCAACCATTGGGAGAATATCTTCTAAGAACCCGGCTTCAGGCAAACCCGTTTCTGGGTTAGTTGTTAACGCGCCACCTTTAATCTTAGCAAGCTGTTCTAGCCCCCGAACTTCACGAGGTGACATGTGTACAAGCATGGAATCTCGGCCACGGCCGGTACTCTGTACTTTCTTAGCTAATTTATGTAGGCTCATAAGCGTACCTTGGGGTTATTTGGTGTCAAGTTTATCATTGTTATAGCGTTGTTGGAAGCCTAGATACAAAGGTAATTGAGCCAATAGCAGACGGAACTGCGGGTCTTGCATATGGGCTGGTTTGTGATGCAATATATTCAATATAAATACCATCTGTTGCGGGTGAAGTAGCGTAGGCTTGATTGGTTGCCCAGTACAGTGCTATGGTGTCGCCAGCATCTACTTGGAACGTAGCCTCAGAATAAGCGCAGACATAGCTAAAAACCCCTGCACTCTTACGTGCTGGTACCGTAAATAAAGTGGTAGATCTAGGCACATCAATGTTATTTACTCTGAGCCAAACCGCTGCATCATGCTGAGCGTTATCTGTGTTTGCAAGCTGAAGGCTGTATCTTATTGTGTACACACCAGGAATACTAGCCGTAGCCGTACCAGGGGGGTTTAACGTCCACCCCAAACCAGAATCCAGCGTATCCCATTTTACTATTGTTGGTGTATTAGCGGCAGTAGCGAGCTGGTCGGTATTATCTGAAGCGGCAATATGGGGAAGACTTAGACTCGCCCCACCAGAGTCCGAAAGCAAAAACCCCATACCGTTATCAATCTGGTTAAAGTACAGTCGCAGGGCGTTATTAAGTTGGTCAATATAGCGCTGGTCATAAACAATAGGCGCAACCAGTAAGTTGGGCGCTTTTGGGGGGCGTAGCGGGGTATATGCCATTAACGTCTGCCGTCTGGTCTGATATCAATTCGTGGGCTGCCTAGCTGCCAAGATACCCCTAAGTCGTTTGACTCAATCCGAAAGCTCATCTGCCGGGCGCGCAAACGGGTATAAACCTGCCCATCAAACAACTGCACATCATAGTTACGTTGACCTGTGTAGTTCTGGTCGCTTTGTACGTCAGGCGAGTTTGCAACGCCGTAAGGAGCCCCAGCGTTCCTGCGTGGGCGGATCGTCATTACTACCTTAGGCTGATTAGAGTTAGAGCCGTTAAACGTAATGTCTGGCAAGATGCGCCACACAAACCCAAAGTTATGACCATCACCGATGTCAAAATCAGACGACTGAATGTACGACTCAATCGGTACGGGGGTTAACCCTGCTACGTCATCTACATTGGCTTCATGGAACAAGAGTTTACTACCTGGAGGGTAAGCTGCCATTGGGAACTGACGCAAACCTGAGTCTAACCAAGCGGTTCTGTTCATTGTGCCGTATGACCACACACGTTCAAGGTAGTTATAAATTATGTACTTGTCAATCGTATTACTGTTTTCAGAACAGTAGAACCACCATACCTCGTTGTAGGCTTCGTTTGATCCAGCAAATACTTGGAACGATTGGTTTCTGTTAATGTCCTCAAATACGTACTGCCATAAAGTACACGGCAGAGTTTCTACACGCCCGGTGTATGAGAAAAACTTATCCACGCCCATCCAGTAAGTTACGTTATTTATCGTAATTGTGGCATTAGGTGACATGATGGAGATGTTGTCTTGCAACAATTGAAAGCCCCAGACGTACGGCGGCCCTAGATATTGCATAGAATAAATAGCAGCGTCAGACCAAACTAAAATCTCCTGACGGGTGGATTCCGCACACATAATAAACGAGCCAATATTAAGCCGGTATTCGCCTGATTGATTAGTTGCAGCGGGTACCCAATCAAACGGATTTTCTTGGTCAGACCAGCGAACTAACAAAGGATCAAACGCGGTATTAGCATTAAGTGGATCATATGGGTTTGAACCAAAAGCAATAGCAAAACGCTGAATTGACGACCCGATAATCTGGTTAGTTCTATTTGGTACAAACTGCCCCGCAAAGCCTGCATTGGTCGATGCAGTATTGAGTAATAGTGCTCGAACACTAATGCCTAAAGTAGCGTCCCAGTAATAAATGGCGCCGCCACGAGGGGCGATAAGAAGATCTTCACCAAAGTTATCGTTAGTCCAAAGGCGTAATTGCTGACCAATTCCTACATCTGCCGCAGCGCCCCAGCCACGGAAAGGTGCAACAGGCGTAGAAACTAAAACCGTGCCACCAGTTGGGCCATTGTTTGATGTGGTGTATGTATTAGAGCCAATTACCGTTGAGAAGGTATAGGCATTGGCATTAACCACAGTAATTGGTATCGCTTTAATAAACGGAGCAGATGCTATACCGCAAACGTTACCAGATATACTATTGAAATAAACCGAATTGCCATTAGCAAGACCATGTGCGGTTTGTGTCACAGTAACTGTGGTGCCTGGACTTGTACAAGTAAATGGGTTAGTAAGCGTTGCTTGGATATAAGTAGGCCATGTGCCTGCGCCCCAACCTGTACCTTGAATAAAAACATCTAAACCCGTTTGTATTTGAAACGCGGCATTAATAGTATTACCACCGCCGGCAGCTACCGTGGTGTTAGCTGTGTTGGCAACAACAAACGAAAACTTAGTGGTGTCAATATAAGTAATCTGATGTTCTTTATTCAAGTCAGAAGCGGTAATTGACCCGATTGCATTAGCGCCGGAAATGGTCACAAAGTCATTATCCAGACCGCCGTAGCTAGGAATAGTTAATGTAACCACATTAGAGCCGTTGGTAGTAGCAATACAGTTAACGGTATTTGCGATTGTATTTGCGGTAAAGGTAGTTCTTATAGGCGTGACGTCATTGTACGCACCACCTTCCTCAACGTAATACTTTAAATTAGTTCCAACCCCTAAAAGATTAGAACCATCCAAAGTAATCCAATTCCACAGCGTACGGCATACCCCTAAAAACGTATCATTAGATAATCGAATCCAACCACCAATCTTTTCAGGAAATCCGGAACGAAAGCGTACCTTATCGCAGGCGTACCACCCGCCCTCGTTAGAGTAGTCAGTGCCTTCTCGGTTAACTCCTGGGCGGAATTGTAATTTCTGTAATGGCATGGGGTTTACCCTAATATTGATTCAGCTTTAGCGACAGCGGCTTTTCTAGCATCTACGCCAATTAAACCGCCATTAATTCTTCTTGTCATTGTCTCAATATCGCCCTTATCTGCCAAGTCATTTAGGTTATGTTTGTTCCAAAACCAACCTGCACTTAGAGCCGCATATTTAGGATCCAATAACCAATCAGGATTACTGACAAGATCCACACCCAAACCAGATCCGCATCGCTCATAGTTTTCCTTGCCAGTTAACTGTTTCAGACCTCTTCCCCTGTAAAGCCACCCCTCACCAGTGTCTTCTGGACCGTTGCCCATACGCCCGCCGTATACGCGGTTGGCTATTTTTTCTGGCTGACGGTGGTACTGGTTTGCAAAATCTTCGGTAGGGAACCGACTAGGCCAAGTTGCCATTAAACCCTTAGCGCTGTAGTTTAGATTCTCAGTTAGGGTCTTAAAGTTGTTTGACTCGTGCATGCACTGACCAATAAACGCAGCTTGTCGTTTGGGCGTATTAATGTTGTACTTTTCAAAGGTTTCTTTAAGTGGCTCAAACCATTTACCTTCAATACCAAGGGCGAGTAACTGCGACTCAAGCATCTTTTTTAGCTTTCATGTCCATAATCTTCTCAAGGGTACGCCCGCCAAAGTAAAACGACATGACCAACATGCCCCACTGCCCAAGCAGTTCTACATACTTTTCATTGGCGTTATTACCAAAAGCACTCATCATGGCAAACACAAAGTAACCACCAAGAATAAAGATCAACGTCATAGGACGAATGTTTTTGCTTAGCCAACTATCACTAGTCATGTCGGCTTGGGCCCTTTTGGTCACTTCTTGCGCTTCCGCCGTATCTGCTTGTATTTCAGCCAGCTTGCCTTCTTGGGCAAGTTTGGCTAGTTCTAGCTGGGCTTGGGCTTTAGCTTCGGGGTCAGGAATCAGCTTGTCAATCAGCTTCATTCCTACGCCAACAATGGTATCTAGTCCTAGCATTATTTCTTCCCTATCTTTTCTCGTTCTTCAAGCAGTTTTACCCGTACGTGCATATCGTGAATTTCTTTGTAGATTTCTTCCCTAATTCTTGCTCTGCGCTCCGCTGAAATAGGGCTATCTGTGGGTATGCCTTCGCTTGTAATCAACGCTGGCATCTTACCTTCAATCTTGGTTAAACGATCTTGAAATGACGATACCTGACCGAGTAGCCACGCTATACAAGCTACCAAGATAGGAATAACCGCCTTTAGTAAGTCTTGCATGTTCATATTATCGACCTATAGCGGTTTCGTTATCACCCTTGCGTACCAAGACCTTATCACCATCAACTGCTACAGACATTGGGTCACGATCAGCCATACGGTCTAAACGCTCAATAAGTTGCTTCATAATTTCAAACTCAGGCTTTTCTTGCTTTGGAGTAGCGCCAGCAACGCCATTAAGCATGGATATAAGCGCAGTTAAGGAAGCGCCAAGCAACCCCATTACGGCAGCCATTTTGCCTTCTTCTAGCACGATTGAAGCACCTACACCGATGACTACGATAAAGGTAATGTAGAAAAGACCTTGTTTGCCGATGGATTTACCAGCGACTTCTTTAGCGGATTCGATTTGTTCGTTCAT